GGTGTTGCGCCCACTTCTGCATGAAGCTCTTGTATATCTCTCCCTCACTTTCCGCATAGACCAGATAAAGGTCAACCGGATGCTGCTGCATGAAACGGTAGATACGGGCTATCGCCTGGAACTTGTCGTTAAAACGGTAGTCGATGAACATGATTGCCTTATGGCAGTGGTACTGGAAGTTCAAACCTTCACCAAGCATCTCCGGTTTGGCGGCCAGATATTTCAGACGGCCGTCCTTAAAGTCCGCTATCACTTCGTCGGCTTCCTCATCATCCTGCGAGCCGTACACAGCCTTACATCCGGGTATGGCATCACACAAAGCCTTCCGTTCATTCTCCAGGTCATGCCATAAAAGGAAATGGTCGTCTTTGTTTTCAGGACGGTTAATGATTTCCACCACACGGACAATCTTTTCCTGCATGTTGTCCCGACGTTCTTTCGCTGCGTCGGCAAGTCCGAGAGCTGCCTCACGGAACATCTTCACTTGTCCGTCACGGTCGGTTCCGGCTGTGGAGTTGTCAACACTAACCACTTCTTCATGTACACGCAGTTCCGGCAATTCATATCCGGTATCGGGATAACCAAGGTCGGACGGTTTGGTGAGGAACAACGCCCATGTACTTACCCACAACCAGAACTCCTTCTCCTTGTGCGGATAAAGGGTAAGGTTATTCGCCTTCGTGCTGTCACGCTGAAAGAAACGGGTAAGTGCCTGCCCGGTATCCATCACACCGAGATAACCGGCATAATGTATCAGTTCCTTATATCTGTTGGGCGATGGCGTGGCGGTGGCGACAAAGCGGTAGGGAACATTCGCAAACAAGGGAAGGAACTCCTGATAGGTCTTGGTACCGAAACCACGTAATACGCTCGCTTCATCCAATGATGTTGCGGTGAAGTAGGAAGGTTCTATTCTTACACCATCTTCACCGTCGCGCACACGCTCGTAGTTCGTAACCATGATGTCAGTCGGGCATATCATCACATCAGCCATAGTTCGTACATAGGTCACTTTCATGTGCAGATGTTGTTCCGCTTGTGTAAGGAACTCAACCACTACACGTTTGGGACAAACTATCAGCCCTTTGCCGCCTTTGTGTTTCAGGACTACCCGAAGTATCTCCAACTGAGTAACGGTTTTCTGCATACCGAAACTGGAGAATATCGCACGGCAACCGCCAGACACCGCCCAGCGGACTGTATCTTTCACATGGGGATATAACGACGGTGTCAGTTCATCCGGATTGACCTCGAACCCGGTCTGACAGCTGATGGCCATCTTGTCTTTTAAAAATTCTATATATTCTTTCATTAAGCTACTTCTTTTAATTTCTTCAATCTTAAATCTCTAAGTTTTGCACAAAGTGCTTCGGCATTCTTCTTTGCCTGTGTAACCTCTACCGCATTTCCGATAAACTTCTTCTGGTCAGCTTGTGTACCAACTAACACATAATCTTCCGGAAAGCCCATGATACGTTTTAGTTCAGGAATGCGAAGCATCCGCATTTTAATATCCACTATGCCATACAGTGACATGAACTCCTTTATCTTCACGGTCATAGGACTATCATTGTCGTAGATTTCAATCGCTATCTGACCGCTTTCTGTTGCTACCAGATAGGGCGGCATCTTATCCATTCGTGCTATCAGGGTGAAGCAGGGGTTATCAACGGAGCTGCCAGCACTGTTGAACTGTGGATTCATCAGATAATGCCATTTCCGGTTTGCGGTTATTGTCTGTGCCGGTTCCTCTATGTTGCTACCAATATTTGAGAAAGAAGTATTCATAATCCAAGGCTTGCATGTTATAAGTTTTTGCTTGGGATTGGTTAAAATTGCCGGACAAATATTATCAATACTTGTATGTTGTCCTCCGCCGGAATACTCATTGGCGATAAACCTTGGAGTTACTAATGATAATATGTCTTTTGTTGTAACTGTCGCAGACGGCTCGTTTACCGAACGATTAAAGCCGTTCCCATAGTGCGCTGATACGAAGGCATGATGGTCCCTGCATGTGATTGTTCCGGCAGGCTCTTCCACTGATACATTCTTGCTTTCGGGATGTCCGCTGAATTGTTTGGAAAGAAAGCAAACTTGCGCTACTCCAAGTCTGTTTTGTGTTGTTACCACCGGACATGGTTCGTCAATCCCAGGAGCGTTATATTTCCCCGTACGGTTCATAGAATTATACTTCACGAGGAAGGCATCCTTTCCTCCGGCTACAAACTTGATAAGTCCGTTATAGATACGCTCAAGCGTTTTCTCTGCAAGAGGCTTTTCCCTGAAGATGGTAGTTCCTTCATCAGAGAAATCAAGTACATCCTTTACCGGCTTCCACTTCTCCAGCCGCGAAAACATATCTTGCCTACCACCCTTACAGTGGGTCGGTTCAGGGAATACTATCGGCAAACTCTTTTTAGCAAAGATGCCGAAGAAGCGTTTTCTTGTGGTATAGGCGCCGAAGTCGGCAGCATTCAGGATACGGTGTTCAAAGTTGTAACCATATTTTTTCACGTTGCGTACCCACTTCTGATAAAGTCTTCCTTTATCCATGCTGATAGGTTTCCCATTCTCATCCATATCTCCCCATGACATAAACTCTTCTACATTTTCAATCTGAATGTAGTCAGGGGCTATAACATCAATATAACGGAAGAGATGTTCTGCCAGCGTCCGGCTATCAGCATCTCTCGGTTGACCGCCTTTAGCTTTCGAGAAGTTGGTACACTCCAAAGAAGCATGAAGCATTATCATCGAATCAGGATATAATTCACGGATACGTTCAACAATAGTATTTATCGGTGAAAGCTCCAGTGTACGAATATCCTCAATGAAATGAAGTGCATCAGGAATGTTGGCATCATGTGAAAGGATAGCATTCTTATCGTGATTCACACAGCAAACGACTTTTGCACATCTATTGCCATTTAAACGGGCTTCTTCCACGCCTTCCGACAAACCACCGGCCCCACAGAATAGGTCTATGACAAATAATTCAATGTCGGACAACCCTTCTAAGCTGCATAATATCTCTTTCAATGATTTCATAACTCAATCAATCTCCTTCGGTTTCCAGTCATTAGGAACTTTTGCCCATTCTCTGAAGCTACCATTGGCTACGGCGGCGTCAATTAGTTGTTTTCTTGGTTTCATAATCGTGTGTCTTTTTTCATCAGTTACAAGTAAGTCCTTAAACAATAGTCTGCTATCCAGTAGCAGACAAAATAAAAAGCGGCATATACTGCCAGGATTGACAGAATAGTCGCTATCAGTTTGGTCTCTTTCATTTCAAATTCAGTTTTGCCCGTAAGTCGTCGGGCGGTTGGTGATTCCGTTTTACCGGAGCTTGTTGTTCCTCCAAAGCTTGGTTATTGCGTCGACGAATGATAATATCCAGTTCATCTGACCGTTCCCGAAGAAATTTCCGAAATGCTTCGCCAACGGTTATCGTATCGAAATAACCATAGAACTTACCATACCTTCCCAGCTTGAACCGTGCGACAAACAATATGAACTCCGTCAGTTTGATGTAGTGATACTGGCTAACGAACAGTCCAGAGAACTCATTCAAGGCATTTTCATCGGCCCCCTCCTTCGTGGAAGAAGCAAAATCAATGGTCAGTAACTGCGTCTTTACCCACAGAGACGAGGAACCATATCCGTACATCCGTTCAAGGTCTGACAGCGTGGGAGACTTCTCGCTGTACGCTTTCTCGGTATCTGCAAGAAGCATAGACTGGAGTGATGTCGAATATACGGCAGAAGCCTTACTAAAGGTCGGGTATTTCTCCTTGATGGCTGATAGCATTACTTCCCTGCTCGATGGCTGCATATTCGTCAAGGAGGTTTCTTGCCTTTGCTGCCTTATCAGCATCCCGATTGTTTTGTCTTTGGGCTTGATTTTCTGTTTTTCCATTGTCCTGTTGTTTTTTCTCGATTATCCAAAGATTGGCCCGACTATCCCAACGTTCCACCTTGGCACCGGTAGCAGTTTTCCAACCGAGACCGGAAAAGTGATTGTAGAAAATATCCGCTTGCAGTTCCCAATCGGGAAGTTTATCACGGAAATACTCTTTCACCTCTTCGGCGGTAGGTGGAATGAACTCTACCTTGGGTTTCGGAGGTTTCTTTTTCGGAGGTTGGTCCGGTGGGAATAACTCGCCAGAATTACCCACCTGTTTTTGTTTATGTTTATGTTTTATTATCTCGGCACCAACCTCGGCACCAACCTGCGCACCAACCTCGGCACCAACCTCGGTAAATTTTACCAAGGTGTACACTACATTCGGGCTTCCATTCTTCGTTTTGAAGTCAATCAATCCTACTTGTTTTAATCTATTCCGAGCATTTGACAAAGTCTTTAGAGAGGCTATGCTAAGGTCTGCAAGAACTTTACCATTGTTACGGTTAAACGTATTCGCCCACCTACAGAGGTTGTTAGTTTCTAACAGGTAGAAATACAAAGCGGTTTCTGTGACAGTTAGCGAATATGCGTTATGTTGCAACCAGAAGTTCTTTATTAGCTCAATATAGTTCATAATAGGTAAGAATTGACTTCATTCATAAACTCAGTAAGAGAATGGCATACCACATATTTATTTCGGAATTTTTCAGCCTCTCTCTGCCATCTTATCTGCTCCTCGCTTTGTTTCCCTTTCGGTCTCTTCATTTCGATGCAAAGAGCGGAAAATCCTTTCTTAGGTACAAGCAGTATCAAATCGGAAACACCCCTTACACTTCCCTCGTACTTCATTTGTGCTCCAGTCCTGGCATCACGCTTGCCACCATTTGGGACAGCAAACAACATAAGACTCAAAGACGGGTATTGAATCCGGAACCAAGTCAGACAGCTATGCTGTATCTGACTTTCCGATTGCGGTGTAGTTTGTTTCTTTCTCATAATCTTCCTTTGAATAAGTCCATAGCCATATCTACTACATTCTCCTTAACCACATCATCCGTTCCGGTAACACCGTTAGCTATACCTTTCTTTCGCTGGATAACATCATACATGTATTCATCAATGGTATTCTTACCAAGAAAGTAGTAACAGTTAACGTTATTCTTCTGCCCATTACGGTGTGCCCTATCTTCTGCCTGCTCACAGTCAGAAAAAGTCCATGGGAACTCGATGAAGGCTACACGGCTGGAAGCAGTCAAGGTGAGCCCGGTACCACCCGATTTGTAGTTAAGGATAATCAACGTACAATCCGGATTGTTCTGGAAAGCATCGACGGCCATCTGTTTCTGCGTAGCGTTATCCTCACCCGTAACCGTTACAGCTTTGGGAAACATCTTCTTCAGTTCCAACACTACTTCTTTTAGGTAGGCAAAGACAATCAGTTTCTCGCCTCCATCTATCACGTCATGTATGAATTCGGCAGCCGCCTTGATTTTCCCACGTGCAGAGATGGCTTTCAGAATGCCCATACGAACCATTACCTCGCCCCTCATGGACTTGGCTATCTTCTCATCATCCGCATTCTTGTAGACACGCAGATATTGTATGAGGTCGCTTTCCGCTTTCTCATACTCCAACCGCGTAGTGATATCCATCTCAATATACTGACGTGTCTTGTCCGGAAGCTGGGTCAATACCTTGGCTTTTTCACGCCGGAAGAAGCAGGTATTCCAAAGGCGCCAGTTCAGTTCTTTCAGATTGGAGGCTTTCTTCGGCCCATTACAGAAACGTTCGGTGAATGTCTTATACCCTCCGAAATCCTCCAACCGTCCCATTATCTTGAGTTGCTGTATAAGGTCAGTATTATCGTTTACTACCGGTGTTCCCGTCAGTTCAAGAATGAAATCCTTGCCTTTACAAATGCCCTCAACAAACTTGCTCTGCTGGGTCTTGGTAGACTTGCACTTATGCGACTCGTCAATGATTACAGACTTGAAAAGGGTTATACGTGGGTCAAAGGTGATTGATTTCAGCGTAAACCGCGTATCATTCTTCACATCCAATACAAAGAACTTTTTCAAGCTCTCGTAGTTAGTGATGAAGATGTCACAACACTTGGTTTCAATGAAGCGCTGCCAAGTATTTTTGTTCTTGTCATCAAGGATTAGCGCTTGCTTTCCAGCAAATTTCTTGAACTCACGCTGCCAATTTATTTTAAGTGCTGCCGGACATACAACAAGGCACGGATAGGATTTTGCAATCGTCACCGTGCCTATTGCCTGCAAGGTCTTACCGAGTCCCGGCTGGTCACCGAAGATACACCGTTTATGGGCCAGAGCATAGGCTATGCCCTCCTTCTGGTAATCGTACGGTTCAAGTAGCAATCCGTGGGGAACGGTCAGCTGCGGCATCGGAGCAATGTCAAAACTCATATCGACCTTTCTTTGCTCCGACCGTTGTACGGAACCGCAGAATCCCTGCTGTACCGCCCATTTCGCCATTGTATCAACATACCATTCATCAGCCAAGTCAACCCACCACGCCTTTTCATTGAAAAGATATGCTTTCTTTGCGTTAGCCTTGACTGATGGAATATTGTTCACGCATTTAACCAACATCGGATGATACATGAATTTCAGTTTGAAGCCGTCCGGATATTTGGTGATACAAAAAGGTGCTGCCATATCAAGCTGCCGGCTCTTTAATCTTCACTTTTTTACTTTTGTTTCTCGGCTTCACTTTCTTCCCGTCAATCGTCAGAGTAGTGCCACTCTGTTCCACCACTTGTTTAAGGAACTCATTCGCTTCCTCTTCAAATGCAGCATCTCCCACCGGGTCGGCTGCAATGTCCGTAGGAATATCCCCATCGAACGGAAGTTCCTGCTGGACTACCGCCCATTTCTTAGCGGTAAGATACTGTTCCACCTCATAATTACATGCCTCAATTGCCTGCTGCAGTTCGAATGCATGCTTATATTCCTCGTTCTCATTGTTGAACATGGTAAACGGAGCTATAAGGTTAAGCACCTTCTTACTTTTAAGAAAACGTTTTCCAACCAATACCACACCTTCATTGTCATCCGAACCGCTAACTGTGTAGCCCGTGACCTCGAATGTAGAGAAGATTTCTTCCGGCAGTTCATCTATGGAGTCCTTTCCATCAGCTTCTTTCTGCTCACAGAGGAAAGCAAGGTGAGGAATCAATTCGTTAAACGCTGCACGCAAATCCTTATGGATAAGATTCTTTCCCTCAATGGTTACATTGTCCTCATTCTCGTTCTTGAAAGAGGCAACAAGCGTGTTGTCTTTCGTGATTTTTGCTTTGGTGATATTCATTTCTACCTCCTGTCTTTATACTCGTTGATAAATTCGTTATAGTAACGGTCAGCCGGAAGAGGGAGCGTTATTCCCAGTTCGGCAGCAGCATCGGCCTGAACCTTATTTAGAAAGTCAGTCATCTGTACTGTATTGAGTTTCGATGTGCTTCCGGCAATGACCATTTCTTTTCCTCTGAAATACGAAGTCCTTCTGAGAAAGCGGTTACAATAGTAATCGTGTACATCCTGCTTGTCCGTCCCGGTCTCCTGCTCAATACAAGTAAACCACAACCACATAAGCGCATTCTGTGACAGCGTCCTTGGCTCTGTGAACCTTTCGATTTTTACACGATACCGACCATTACGAAGCTGGGAACACATGAAGTCAAAAGACTTGCTTATGTGTACCTCGCCGTTGACCTTTTCCAGAATTGCTTCTTGTGCCATTACTCTAATCCAAAGATTTTTTTATCAGCAATAATGTCTCGGTTTGCTTCCAAAAACTCTATGAAATGCTCGCAGTGTGCCGTAAGCAGCTTAATCGTCTGTTCATGGTTATAAGTGTAGTATTCCGGGTATTGCGTTCCGCTAATTAGTGGCGTCCGGCTGGTACCGCCCTTCATCTGATAGGCAGTGTACTCAAACGCTTTCACGCTTTCCATCTGACCGGAAGCAATCAGACAGTAAGGATATACATGGCGCTGCCAGCCGTGTTCATACTTGCCAAAATCATACTTAGATGTTGTCTTGATATCATATACAGTATCACGAACGAGCTCATCTATATACCCATAAAGCTCCACATCACCATAGCGAGTGGGAATGACTGCGGACACAAAGACTTGGGACAATGCACCGGAAAAATACTTCGACTGCTCTATACACCAGCTACGGTCAAATAAGAAATTACGCTCTGGCGCGATATCAGTAGCAGGAAAATATACCTGAATGGTATTCGTTTCTCCATCACCGATAATGGTGTATGGCTCCCGTTCGCTTGGTATATGCTTTTTCTTGTGGATATAGCAGTCTATGACAGCATTAAAGGCCGTTCCTTTATCAGCTGCCTCACTCTCAAACGGGACACGGTTTATCGCATCAAGTAGGCTTTGCTTCAGCTCCGCTTCAATTACTTCCGGACTTTTCTTATATTCCCCCGTTTCATTATCGACATTCCAGAAGCTCTCTACTTGTTCATCAGCCCGTAAATACTGCTCGAATTTATCAAGCAGTGACGGGTAGAATCTGTATTTAGGCTGCTGGTTCATACCTTTTGCTGAGTTTGTTAAACTTCAAGCCAAGTCTCTTGCACTTCTCATTGAGCATCATGCCTGCCCGTACCTTGCTGTCAAAGATATGCGTCATGGTGTCTAAAGCTTCCCGAACAGAATTGGCAGATTGTGTATCAGTCACTTGTTCCACTGCGTCACGGATAGCATCAAGAACCGCATCATATTCGGAAGATAGTTCCGTCTGCTTCGTCTGATACTCCTTATAAGTACTGATGATTTTCGTCATGAAATCATTCTCACCCGTTACGGTACCGGACTCATCAATGATAACGGGTATCTTGATACGAGAAGGAAGATTACATGTGTTCTTGCCGTAGAACTTCTCGCACGGGTCAAAAGAAATAGTTCTATCTTTACCGATAGCTTCCATGTAACCAACCAAATCCAACTCCTTAATCAAATCACCGGCAGATGAGCCACCAATCTCCGGACGTATCTGTTTTTCGTCGCCTACTTTCTCCTCCCGTTCATGAGCCACGAAGATAACAGACTTGCCCATGAGTGTGACTTGATTAACGAAGTTGATGAACATGTTCTTACGTACTCCATACCCCTGCAGGGAAAGGGTACCATCCGCTTTCTTCATCTTCGGATTCGCTGCCATAATCGCCTTATCCATAAAAGAAAGCATCTTTCCGGCAGTATCAATCACAATAGTGGAAAACTCCTTGATTTCTTCGGACGAAAGTACCTGGTTCGTCTCGTCCCAGCTTGTAATCTGGACGGTCGGTACACGATGGGCGGCATTGACACGGTGAATACCGCCGTCATAATCGAACAATACCGGATTGGGAGCCGATAATGCAAGAGTGGTATTATGTGTTACAATAAAGTCATCTGTTATATACAGTTCGTCTTCATTCGACACTTTGATACAAACACATTCAGAATCCTCTATCTTTTCTGCATCAATTATATATCTTGACGGGGTGACAGGTTTCCATTGCGCAGCCTTCCGTTCTAACGTGAATGGGCATTCGCTCATGTTAACGGTAACTCTATATTCAATCCCCTTGTCTTCTCTTGGATAACCTACTGCTTTAGCGATTCCCCCCAAGGAAAGGACAAGATGAACAAAATCATCCGCAAGTATTCGGCTTGATGTTGAGAAACTGACTCTATTCTTGTTTGCATGCCCGTCAGTATCCATTAACCCGCGTAACAAGGCCAATCTCTGCTCACGACTTCCGAGCTTGTATTCAGAAGGTATAAACTTATCTCCGGAATGAACGTTCAATCCTAAACGTTTTATCTTCTGAATATACCCTTCACCATTACCCCGAAGAACAATACTATATTGTGGGCACTGCGGAGCTTCATTCTTCCGAATAGAATATACACTAGGTAACAGCATCTTGACTTCTTCCAATATTTGATTATCCATATCAGGATTGGAAAACATAGCAACGTTGCCAGTCAAAGAGCCGTCACCAATTAAAACACCCAAAATATACGGGTTTACTTCATACTCCTTTTCCGGATAATCCATAGCTTCTGCAACGGGAATCTCATAACGAGGTATTGCCTTTCTTGTTGTTGATTGTCTGGAAGGAGACAAAGGACAAGAGATACCTTTCGCTATCATTTCCTTTAAAGTCACATTTTTGAATCCCGCCTTTCGGCTATTGCCTGTACTTGACCTCACTGTCCATATATGTTCTTCATCACAATAGGTTATTGCAGAATCATTAGTCATAATCCGATACACCGGCCTTATCCCCTGCGGATAGATGCCAAGAACTTTCTGCACCTTTCCGTCATGCCCCATAACTTCATCGCCGACGGATAAATCAGACAACTTCTTGAATCCAGTTGGCGTTAGAATATTGCAATACAGTGGTTGGGCTTTTCCCATGCCAGGTTGGCCGTAAATCAGTGCTGACAAGGTAGTCTTAACGGTCAGCTCGTTAGGTCTTTTGATAAGTCCCATAATAGAAAATATTAAAGTGGTTAATAAAAAAATAGCCAAAGGAAAGCCCCGAAGCGTATTCTCCGGGGCGCAAACGACAAATACTCCTAATCCTATCCGATTTCGCATTACCTTTCAGATAGAGTCAACGGCTAACCGATGCCGCGCGGATGATTCCCTGCGCTATCTTCGCCCTACTCTCGGACTAAAAGCGGATTTTCTCTCATAAAGGCTTGTAGAAACGGATGGATTCGAACCACCGACCGCCGCTTGTGGTGCTCTCCCATTAAGCTAAGAATCTACTTGAGAGAATCGAACTCTCAACCTTCCACCATACACAGTGCTCTATCCACTGAGCTACGTTCCCAGAATAGATGAACTATTTTC